CAACCTGCGCGACGCGAACCGCCCCTACGACCCGAACGATCCCGAACAGGACGCGAAGGATGTGGCCTTCGACGCGAACCGCGTTGCGGCCCGCGCCGGGACCCTCGATGCTAACAAGCAGGCCAACGAAAACGCGGACTATGCAGCGAACTATAGTGCCGAAGGACGATTCTCTGCGGCGCGTGGCGATGCCAGACAGGAGTATCACCCCGACGGATCCCCTGCGCGGTATGGCGACGCCGCGAACCGTAACGCGGCCGACGATAAGATCTTCCAAGAGACCCACACCGCAGATGCGAAGCAGGTCAGGAAGGACGTGTCCGACGATGCGACCAGACAGGGCCGGCCGCTGACCCAGGAGGAAGAGAGGAATGCGAATATTCGACAGGATAATCGACCTGTTCAGGGGCCCGCTGCAAGTGACGCTGCCCGGAGAGCCGCCGAGCAATCTATGGGCCCAGCCCGAGACGCTAACGCCAGAGCCGAAGCCGATCGAAGAGCCAAAGCAGCTCAAGCCGACGCCGATAAAAAGCGGGCGAAAGAAATCGCCAAAGCGAAGGCAGACGAGGCCAAGGGCTAGGTAGCATTTGAATGCCGAGCAATCCTACCGCTGGCGATCCGAGCGATCTAGTTGGGCTGTCCGACCTGAAAGTATGGATGGACATAACCACCCTGACGGCGGATGCGGTCCTGCAAGGCCTGATCACCCGCACCAGCCGCTCGATTACGCAATGGCTGAGCCGCACGTTGATGGCGACGGCCTATACAGAGGTCCGCAACGGCGAAGGCCGGAGGGCGCTTCATTTCCTGAATCCGCCAGCGTTCGCCGTGAACTCCTTGGTGATCGATACGGCGACTGTAACGCTGGCGCCGACATCTCTGGGATCTGGTTATCTATTCGACCCCGAGGCCGTCTATGTGCAGGGCTGGCCGGCTGTGGGGCCGAGTCAGTCGTTCAGCTTCGGGCCGATGAATTTCCCGCGGGGGCATCAGAACGTATTTCTGATGTATTCGGCGGGATACGCGATGCCGAACCAAGGCACGGCGGACTGGGTGACGGGGATAACGACTTTGCTGGGCGCAACACTCCTGCCAACGACGAACAACGCCGGAGGCTTTATCTACGTCTGCACCCGAGCAGGAACGACTGCGGGCTCAAGGCCGAGCGTGTTCAATCAGGCACCAGGGGGCCAGACAGCAGATGGTCCAGTGATCTGGACGAGTCTGGGTGTGACCGCGCTTCCGGCATTCGTGCCGGCCGACCTGACGCAAGCCTGCATGGATTGGTGCTTCTATCGTTATCTGGGGCGCAAGCACGTCGGCGAGAAGTCGGCGGCGGTCTCAGGCGCCATGACGGTCAGCTATGTCACAGGGATGCCGCCTGACGTGGAAGAGATTTTACAGCAGCATAAGAGCTACGTGCCGGTGACGCGATGAGCATCGAGGTAGTCGTAGTTGGCGATACTGAGTTCAAGGCGCGGATCGACCGCATGCCGGCGGCGGTTCACGACAGCCTTGTGCGCCGGATTTCCAAGCTCAGCATCGATCTGCAAATGAAGGTCCGCAACGAGAAACTGAGCGGGCAGGTGCTGAAGAATCGCACCAATAAACTGCGCGATTCGATAAACGAATATGTGACGGACGAGGGGACCATCATCACTGGCGTTGTCGGCTCAGATACCAGCAAAGCCAAATATGGTCATGCGCACGAATACGGCTTCCAGGGCGTGGTTCAAGTACCTGCGCACGTCCGGCATATCACCCAAGCCTTCGGGCGGCCGATAGCGCCGACCGAGGTAAACGTCAGCGCCCATTCCATGAAGATGAACCTGCCTGAGCGTTCCTTCCTGCGTTCATCGCTGCATGAAATGGAAGGTGCAATCACAGAAGGGCTCACGGAGGCTGTAGGCGAGGCCATCGCATGACCTCGTCGCGCGAAACCATCTATGCGGCTCTCTTTGCACAATTCGCCAGCCTCAGCGGTATCAATAAGGCTACGCGGCGATTGCAGGAGTACAGCCAGGTCGGCATCGAGAGCGAGCCGGCCCTGTTCATGCTCCAGCGCCGCGAGATCGCGCATAAGCTCACCGGCGTGCCAACGAAATGGACGCTCAACGTCGAGCTCTACATCTACGTCAACACGGGGAACGATCTCGACAATACGATCCCCGCTCAGGTCATCAATCCGATCATGGACACGCTCGAAGCGGCCCTCGAGCCGAGCAGCGGGACCTTCTATCAGACGCTCGGGACATTGGGTGTCACGGAGGCGCGCATCAGCGGCCCCGTCGAGATTGTCGAAGGCGTCAAGGGCGCAGAAGCAGAGGTCATGATTCCAATCGAGGTTATCGTCACATGAACAAGGAAGAATTACACGCGATTGTCGAGGAAGTCTGGCGCCGCAAGGTATCAATGGCGTCTATGTCTACCGAACAGCTCAATTCCCTCGTTGCGTTCAAAGAGGAAATGCACCGGGAGATAGATGCGCTCGAGGACGAGGACAAAGCCAGCGCAACACCGGAAGTGCGCTTCCACGATATCCGGGCTGAAGCGGATCCAATTATTGAGCCGCGCGGCAGAAAGGACGAGAATGAGTAGCGACTAGCACATAGGGGTATCGAAAGGATCGAGCCCGGTCTGAGGCGGCGAGAGCCGCCCGGCCGGGCTTTTTACGTTTGAAGAGATCGAGGAGGAAAATATCATGGCCGTATATCTGTTCGGAAGTGGGATACTTTGGGTCACGCCGCTGGTGGACGCGACCGGTACTACGATTACGGCGCCGACCCCGCAACGCCTCGGCGCACTCCAGGATATGGCGATCTCCATCGATTTGCCAACCAAAGAACTGTACGGCACCAATTATTTCCCTTTGGCCGTCGGACGCGGCACCGGGAAGGTGGGGGTCAAAACCAAGTTCGCGCAGGTCAATATGGGCGTGCTCAACTCGCTCTATTTCGCCGAGCCGACATCGCCGGTTGTAGGCGGAGCCACACAGCTGCTGATCGTGAACGACGAGGCGGCGACAGCTTCCACCAGCACATTTACGATCTCGAAGGCGGCTAACTGCTCCTCAGGCAATCCGCTGGTCGATCTTGGCGTAAGATGGGCCAGCGGTGCGAACGCCGGGCAAGCCTTCAAGAAGGTGGCGACACCTACGCTCACGGGAACATACTCGGTCGTGTTAACTACGGGCGTTTATACTCTCTCGGGAACCGACGCAAGCGCCAAGGTAGTCGTCGACTACGGCTATTCGATCAATGCGGGCACGGCGCTGTCAATCCAGATGGGGAACCATGCGCTCGGCGTATCGCCGAGTTTCCAGGCGTTCGGGAAGGTTCAGTGGGGCGCAGGCGCCCTGCAGTTCCAGTTCAACAACTGCGTATCGTCCAAGTTCTCGATACCGACCAAACTGGATGGGTTCGTCATCACTGAGCTCGACTTCGATTGCTTCGTGGACAATAGCGGAAATCTTGGCATATTGACCAGCTCTGAGTTCTAGTTCGGGGCGGCTGCGGAAGTGGGGAGATGGGTCGGGTGGCGAAAGCTGCCCGGCCCGTCGTGCTTCCGTTCGCGCATGGATTGGGGTACAATTGCGTTGTCATCGGGACGCCATCGGCTGCCTCGGTAGCAGCAGCGGTACAGCCTAGGCCCGCCAGGGTACAGTCGAGACCGTGAGCGTAAGGGATTGCTGAGTCACCCCACCGATAGACTGATTCAGCCTTAACGCGCCTCCGGGCGCGTTTTGCATTCCGCTGGTGTAGCTCAATGGCAGAGCAGCGGTTTCGTAAACCGCCGACGCGGGTTCGATTCCCGACTCCAGCTCCATCCCAATAGACTCTCAAATCGCTAAGCCGCAGAATTTGTATCGTGGGCGGGCTAGTTGTGCGGTGGATACGCGGCGGCTTCGAGCTTCTCGGCGAACTCTTCGAGAAGATTCGCAGCTTCGCGGCATCGATCTGGGGCGAAAGCCTGAGCAAGCCTCGGGGCCGCGTCATACAGATAGGCCTCCAGCACCGTCCGCTTCGACGGCTCAGCCAGGCGGCGCAGAATCGCTGCCGCCTCGCGCAAAACGGCCGCATCCTCGAGTCGCTTAACGTCCACGCTCTCAAAACCTAGCACATAAACGAAAGGAGAGGGAGAAACCCGTCCCATGAATCTAACCCCGCGAAACCCGCTGATTGAGGGCGTCACCGTCACGATCAACGGGCAGGCGTATATCGTCGCTCCATTCAACATAAAGCGCAGCAAGGACACTGGCCAAGACCGCGCCGCGCTTCGGGCTGCGACAAGCCTCGACAGCGCGGAAGCAATAGGGGCGATGGTCCATATCGCCGGCGTAGCATTGCGCGCGAATTATCCCGACCTGACCGACGAGAGCCTCGAGGAAGAGCTGAAACTTGACGATCTCAGCACGATTCTGCGCGCACTTGGCAAAGCAAACAATGGCGGTGAAGAAGAGTCGGGGGAACCGGCCGGGACGGCGAGCGCGGAGACGCTGGCCCCGCCGACTGGGACCGCCTGATAGCCGAATTTTGCGTGGTGTTTGGATGGACTTGGGAATATTGCGAAAAAGACCTGCTCATGCCGCAGATCCGTGCGCTATCGAAGTATCTGAGCGCGCATCCGCCGTTGCATCTGGTAGCAGCGGCCTTCGCCGGCGTGAAGCCGCAGCGGGAGCCCGAACAGACCAATCTTCAGTTATTCAGCGATTTCGGTGCGGCGGGCGGGACGGTGAAGGGTTAGCGGCGATTGTTTGGTCGAACGCCCGATCGATTTCTTCGTCACGCGAATCGCGGGGGACTCTCGCGAGAATATCGAGCATGCGACGTTGCGCGGTACAGGACATCCCATCGAGCAGCATCGTGCTGTGCCAACTCAATGTGCCCCAGACTCCATTCTCAAGGAGAGTCGATTGGCGAGCGCATTCAGCCGCGCTAACGGTCGTAGTGCCAGACGATGCGACGGGAATCCGATGAGCATAAACGGCACCGATAACAAACGCGAATACCCCCAGAGCGGCCCATGCAAACGCTCTTTCTCCTCTCGTCCTAACTGGGGATTGGCTTTTCACAATTCTACGCATACGCCTTTCGCGGTGCCAGTGCAAACAATAGACCTTCGCCTTTGTTTCGGGAGCACGTAATGGCCACCGACAGCACAATCCAAGTCCGGATTATCGCCGAGGCCGCCAGCCTTAAATCTGGAATGGCAGAAGCCGCCGCTGCGGTTACTCAATTCTCTGCCCAAGTCGGGGTTTCGACCGAGAGCGCAGCTCAGGCAGTTCTTACTTCTACTTATCAGATGACTCAGGGTGCAGCGGCTGCAGCAGCGAGCATCGGTACCGCGATGGCGTCTATCGGCGCTTCTATGGCTGCTGTCGCCCCAAGTCTAGCCGGAGCAAATGCGGCAGTCGTTGGTCTTCGAGCATCATTCGAGGCTCTTCAAAACGTGGCGATCATTGCCGTCTTGCTTGAAGTCGCAAACAAGCTCCGGGAGGTTGTCGCCGGCGTCAATGAGAGCGAGGTTGCCCTTCTCCACATGAGCGAACGCACGGGAGTCTCCATCAGCGATCTGCATGGCATGTCTACTGCGTTTGAAGCGACCGGCGCGAGCGCCAGTTCCTTCGAGCGCGCGATGCGCATGATCGAGATGCGGCTTCAGAGCGCGGCGATGGGCAGCGCGTCTGCCCGGGATAAATTCGCCGCTCTTGGCATAAACTGGCAGACTCTGCGCGGACTCGCGCCTGAAGAAGTATTTTTCAAGGTTGCTGACGCTGTCTCGAACATGAAGGACAGTACGGAGAAGGCAGAGGCGATAATTGGTTTGCTCGGCGCGCGCTTTGGCACGCAACTCATTCCGGCTCTAAACCTTGGATCTGCTGGACTGCGTCAAATCATCGAGGACGAGAACAAACTCAATCCGATTACACAACAAGCCGCAGAAGAGTCCAACAAGCTGCACGTCCAATGGCTCGCATTAGGCGAGGGCGCAAATTCGCTGGCGCGCGCAATGAGCCATGAGTTACGGGCCGCGCTCGGCGAAGTCTACACGGAGGTGCTCGGTCTCGGAGCTGCCGTCATCCAGCTCAAGGTTTTTTTCAGTGAATTAAGTCTGAGCAGTTTTGATTTTGGTATCACTAAGGCGCTCAAGGACGCCGCCAAAGCTGGGCAGGACTATATCAAGACGGCGCAAGAGTTGGCAGCATCGCTCGCGAAGGTGGGGAGCGCGGGACAGGTGGAAGCGCCCGATGTATCCGGCATGGGGGCTGGCGGGAAGGCCGGTGGGGTTGCAGCCAAGGCCGCTGAGGTTGCAGCCATGAAGGCCCAAGAGGTGGCATACAGGGAGCTGGGTGACGCTGCCGCAGCGTCCGAGCAGGCGCAAGTCGCGGCCTTAAATGATTTCCAGCGCGAGCTAAAGGCGACGACGACCTCCAATGTCGCCGTTGAAACCTCTGCGGCCAAAACCGTTGAAACTATGTACGCGGCTGACTTCGCGCTTCAGCGCGCGCAGATCGAGGAGCTGAGCAAGACGCACGTTATTACGGCGCAGCAAGCGGCGTCACAGCTTACTGCGCTTGATCAGCGGGAGTTGGCCAGCAAACTTTTGACGATCAACACGGAGATCGCCGCACTTCAGACTGAGTTGAATACCAATACCACTGCGGCTGAGAAAATCGCCGCGCTCAAGGCGCAGGCTTACGCGCTTATGCAGGGATACGCCGCCAAAGACGTTACCGTTCAAACGAAGGCGGCGCTGGAGACGGAGCAGGCGTGGACCGATGCCTTCAGCGTAATCGGCGACAATATGAGCAAGGTTCTCGACATTATGGTGACTGGTAGCAGCAGCAAGACCAACACCATGAAAATGCAGTTTATGAATCTGGCGCAATCTATTGAAAAGGAGATGCTGTCCAGCGGCTTGAAGCAGATTTTGATGGGTGGCGGCCCCATCATCGGAACGAAGGGCATGCTCGGCGGCATCGCCGGCGAGATCGCGAACGCGTTCTCAGGCTCGGCGGTTGGAGCCGGGCTGAAGGGTGCGATGACGACTGCGTGGACAGGGCTGACGGGGGTTGTGGGCGATGTCTTCGGCGGAGCTTGGCGCGGGATTGCGGGGATCATCCACAGCGTCTTCGGGACGGCGCTACAAGGCGTTGCATCTGCCGGCGCGGGTGCCGCTGCGTCGACTGGCGTGGGCGCGGCGGCATCCGGCACTGGCGCAATAACGACCGGCCTCAAAGAGCTGTTCTCAGCTATGACTATGGCAGTGGGTTATTTAGCTACGATGGCTACAACCGCAGCAACTCACTTGGCCGTAGATGTTCAACTGTTGGCAGTTGCAGCCTACCACGCGGCGATTGACGTAGCGTCGTGGGCCACTACGATTGCGCAGGACGCAGCATATTACGCAGAATCTTTGATTGAGTTCATAGAAATGGTCGCTGCCGCAGTCGCCACTGCCGTGAAACCATCCTTCCTTGGCTTCACATATGCAGGCGGCGGTATCGTGCCATCGGCTGCTGGCGGCATGGTTTCGGGCGGGGGCCTCTCAATTCTTCATCCCAAGGAAATGGTGTTGCCCGCGCATCTCAGTGAAGGCGTCCAGAACGCGATCAACGGGGGCACCCTTGGCGGCGGCGGTGGTACCAGCGTAGTCGTCAACTTTACGGCGCACGGCACCTCGGCGGGCGATATGCGGCGACACGCTGATTTGATCGGGAACATAGTCGCGCAGAAGGTACGCGACGGGCGCATGACGGGCCAGGGCGTGAACCGGGGGGCCTTCCGCCGATGAAACGACGCTCGATAATCGTCCTGTTATGCGCCGTAAGCATGTTAACCTGGCGCTCGGTGCAGGCTCAAACTCCTTGCGAGCCGATCAGCATCGGTTCTAGCGGCCTGGAATGGATCGAATCTTACGATAATTGCATTACCTATCTCAGCACGGTCGGTGGACCGATGGGTCATACGGGCGCGGCCGGCCCAGCAGGCACGCCTGGTGCTGCTGGAAGCCCAGGTGCAGCGGGCTCACCGGGGGCAGTAGGGTCGCCGGGCGCGACCGGCTCGCCGGGAGTTACGGGATCGCCAGGCGCAGCAGGATCGCCTGGAGATACAGGATCTCCCGGTGCAACCGGATCACCTGGCGCTACAGGGGCACAGGGTTCGCCGGGTGCGGCTGGATCGCCCGGCGCGACCGGCACAGCGGGCATCCAAGGTATTCAGGGGATTGCAGGACCGACAGGTTCCCCGGGAGCCGAGGGGTCGCCGGGCGCAACGGGATTAACCGGCGCTCAAGGTCCGGCAGGAACGCCGGGTGCAGCAGGGACTCCCGGGGCTGTTGGATCACCTGGGGCGGCCGGATCTCCCGGGGCAGCAGGAGCCACAGG